ATGATAAAGATTTTTCGAGAACATAAAGGAATTAGACAAGAAGATTTAGCAAACAGATTGGGTATAACACAACCTTATTTAAGTAAATTAGAAAACAACTCTATATATAAGATTAATGTAAATGTAGATCTTATAGAGAACTTAGCAATAGAACTTAATATTTGCTGTCCTTTTGAAGTTTATAAGAAAGAATAACCGTCATTTGGCTTTATAAATATTTAACTGCTATAGACTTAAAGAGTACAAATGACAAGGATTTAATAATAGATATTATAAAAGTAATAGATAAGCATAAAAAATAAGGCAGCCAATCTGACTGCCTAAATAAAATTATTCATTTTCTAAAATTTCCTCTCTTTCTTTTATAAGTTGTTTTAGTTCTTCTAAATCTTCTTTAGTAGCAAATTTTTTTATAAAGCTTCTTGAGTGTGATCGCTTATTTAAATATTTAGCATGTTCCTTATTTTTTTCATACCATTTTTTATTTGCTTGTGTTTGATTACTTTTTACCATCATAATCATCCTTTTCATTTTCAATCTGATGTTTTTTTATTTCTAATTTAGCTTTTTTCCTTTTATTGTACGTTAATTTAACTAAAAGTAATGCTATTATTATAATTGATATTGTTAATAAATAATTTAGTATTTTATTCATATGATTGTGATATAATATAGGAAAGGTGGAGGGGCTTAATCCCCCTCTTTTAACCTTTTGATTTCTAGCCTTAGTTTTTTAATTTCTAACTCCGTCTTTCTGTTCTGCAAACTCAGTTGACGTATTGTTAGTATTGAAATTACTAAGGCTATTAACTTTCCTATAGTTTCTATCACTTGCTCACCTCCTTATCAATTACTATACTTATATTATACTATGCATAGTATAATAAGTCAATACCTTTTTAGTCATTTATTTTATTTTTTAAATATTTTTTCCATTTTAAAAAGAGGTGGCTCCGAAGAACTACCTCTAAAAAACTATAACTTTTTACAGAACTTAAGTACTCCTTTAATAACTCCCCACCTATCTGTATTTGCACCTATTACTTTAGCATAACAACTAAACTTTCCTCCGCCTACGCCATATACATTCTTAATTCTGCTATAATCAAACGGAACTGCCTTATTATCTATGGTTGGACATTTTAAGTAATCTGCAAGATACTCTGCTGCTCTCTTGTCAACCTGGTTATTATAGCAAACTATATTCTCCATTTCATTCTTCTCTCCTTCTTGCTCCTTTATTTCAGAACCTACTAAACCTTTTACTATAGCATCAGCCATCTTATCTGCATTATATCTATCCATATCCGAGGAATTATCACAGAAACAACATTCTATAAGCATAGATTTCATTTTAGTATTTCTAATTACATATAAATTACTACCATTCTTTATACCTCTATTTGCATAACCTAAAGAAACTATATTATTTAATACTCTTGATGCTTCTTTAAAAGATTTACCGCCATGTGTCCATATTTCACTTCCGTAAGCACTACCATTATAGCAATTAAAATGAATAGATACATATAAATCTACATTGTTGTTATTAGCTGTATTAGTTCTATAACTTAAACTATCGTTTAAACTACTGCAACTATCCTTATAACACTTAATAACCGTATGTCCTAAAGCTTGTAATTTACTTATTACTTTTGTTCCTACCTCTCTAGTTAAATTTGACTCTGCTTTTATTCCTACTGCTCCATAATCAGCACCAGACATTGTATGTCCACAATCTATTCCGTATATAGCCATTTATACATTCCTCCTATAAAATTTAATATAAAAAAGAACAGGTTTATTCCTGCTCTTTACTTTCTTTTACTGCTTGTCTAGCGCTAGATTGACCAAAATAAAATGCTATAACCATACTAAATATAGTTAAAAATTCTGTGCTGCTTATATTTCCTCTACAAGCTAAGATACAAAATACTATAGTAGTTAATAATGCTATTATCTTTTTTATCTGTAAGAACTGCTTTAAAAATTCCATTTAATCACCTCTCTATTTAAAAGTTATAATTGCACCTATTGTGCCCAAAATAATAGCTCCAGCAATTGTACGCCAGAGCCATTTTTGGTTATCTTTTATTTCAGATATATCTTTTTCATTTTGACAAGCCCTTGTATAAGCCATATCTGCTTTTTCTCTTGTACTGTTGTATCCATCTATCTTAGTTTCAATTCTTACTATCCTCTCTAAAATTTCCTGTTGTATGTTTTGTTCCATGTGAAGCCCCCTTTCTATAAAATAGACAAAATAAAAACACCTACAGGGTGTCTACTTTGCCTTTATAAATTATTTAATTTTGTCGTATTTTATTTCTATTGCGTAACAAAATCTTCTCCTGTAGCATCTGCTGTATTGGTTATTATATAATCCTCTACTGCTTTCCTATAATCTACGTTTGTTACATCATCAAGTTCAAAAAGTCTTTTCCTTAAAGGATTTAAGCCTTTATTCATTATTCTTTCTGCTATTATTCTTACTACTATTTCATTAACCATATTATAATATACCTCCTGTTTCTTTATTTTCTTTTAATAATAATTGATTTTCTAGTTCTTCTTTCTCTCTTTTTAATTTTTCTTCTTGTGTTTCTATGTGTTCTCTATATTTATCTATAATTATTTCTTTAGTTTCGACATTAACATGATAAATGATTGCATTTTTTAAAATTTCATTGCCATATTCCATATCAATATAATCTATTTCCTTCGGTCGTAAGTTATCCACCATTTCATCAGTTAAACCAGAATCAAAACGCTCCTCTAAACAATCATTTAAAACTGTACCTGTAGATTTATTAAAAATAATTCTTTTTCCTATCTCCATTAACAACACTCCTTTATTCAAAAGCCCAATATCTCAATTCTCCGCCATATCTAGCATCGCAAAAAAGATGCTGCATATCAACATCAAAACCTTTGTCTACAATATAGTTCGTAGTATAGTGTGCTGCACCTGTTCTTGTACCTGTTGTACATGAAACTGTGCACACCTCATAAATACTTGAATTATAGTCATTGGAAAGTATCAAAGTCTCTAATAACTTCCCCCAAGAACTGTTAATATCGGCAAAAACTATAACTTTTGATGGTGTAAAGGATAGCCCTCTTATTTCTATTAATGTTTGACTCTCTGTGGGTTCTATCGTCCTTGTGGCAGTTGCAAATTTTTTACCAATACTAATATTTGCTACTTTATTTATTAAATTATTCAAAGATTCATTACTATTTGATGGTTGTTGTTTTGATGTTAAATTACTAGCAAAAGTATTTTTAAGAGTTTGTGTTTTACTTTTTAGGGTAGAAAAACTATCCCCTGTACTTAGAGGACTGCCGACAACGTCTACCCAGTTTTTCTTTCCATTATCGGCAAATGTAAAAAGTTCCTCCATACCTTCTTTTACAGTTTTGCTTTTTAAATTTGTGCTATTTAAATTTACCTTTTCTGCACTTAAGTCAATGTTTTCTATATCAGACTTAATATGTTCTAATGCTTTATCCAAAGTACTATCATTATTTACATACACTGCCTTTGCATGTGTTACAGGGAGTATATCAGTTTTATCAACATCTTTCAGTTTTTTTATTCTAGCTTTCATTTTATCACCTCTTATTTTTAAAAAACAAAATAAAAAGACCTGATATGGTCCTTACTTTGCTTTTAAATTATTTAATTTTGTCGTATTGTATTGCTATTTCGTAACAAAATCTTCTCCTGTAATAGTTTTAAACTGTTCTTCTGTTATACATCCCCATCTAGTCGCTTCTCTTAGCGTTTTTAAATCCAAATACCCTACTTTATAAAATGTATTATAAAAATTAAACATACTAATTCCCTCCCTTTAATTTATTTAACTCTACGTTTAAATCTGCTGTACTTTGCGCCAATTGATTTATTAATAAATTTTTCTTTCTGTTTTCCATAGTTAAGTCTGCTACTGTTTTTGCTAATATTTCGTTATTTTTTTTAATTTGTTCAAACTCGCTTAATTGAGCTGAACTTTCCGGCTCAAATTTTTCTTCACTCCATGTATGTGTCTCAAAATCATATTTATGCCATAACATAGTTTCATCCTCAACTTTTATATAATTTAAAGGTACATTTATTAACTGCTGACAGTACGTAACCATACTTTCTGCTATGTTTTTTTGGTTTAAAATCATGTATTTTTCCACGTTAAATTCCTCCTTAATTAAATTCTACTATTTGCCAATAAAACTTTATACTATCATGGTAAACCCCTCCTATATCTGTTACTTCTAATCTAATAGTATTATTATCTTCAATAACTCCTGAATAAGTATAATAGCATGAATAATTGTAATTCCCGCAACGTATATATTGCAATGATAATAAGCTTTTATTAATATCTATAGTTTTAGGCAATGTAATGTGTCTTACTTTTAATGATGTATCACCATCCACCTCTCCTCTCAATATTTGTTTAACATTATTAAACTCTACAACAACACAGTCGATTTTTCCATAATCTTCATCAATGTAATATGGATTTTTAATTTTCACATTAATATTATTCACTAATTTTGCAAATGCAAAAGCATTTATAGCTTTGATACTATCACTGCGTAGCCATGAACAATGAGAGAACGTAATTGTTTTATCTATATTGACTGGATTTATTGTAAAAACTTGATCTTCAAATGTATAAGTAGAGATTCTTTGCACGCTTTTAATGCCACCAATGTTAATATCATTTACTTTACCTATCAATCCTCCCAGTCTTTCTGTTCCATTAGCACTTACTTGTTTACTACTTAAATTACTAGCAAAAGTATTTTTAAGTCCCTGTATTTTAGATTTAACTTGCTTTGCTGTATCTGTAGCTAAAACAGGACTGCCGACAACATTAGCTACAGATTTCTTGTAGTTATCGGCAAATGTAAAAAGTTCCTCCATACCTTCTTTTACAGTTTTGCTTTTTAATTTAGTGCTATCTAAATTTACCTTTTCTGCACTTAAATCAATGTTTTCTATATCCTTCTCCATATCAGCCATTTTTGATTCAACTTTTTCAAACTCTTCTTTGAGGAGAGGATGCATTTCTCCTTCGATTGTAACAGATTCATCTAAGAAGTCTTCGGCTGAGATTACTTTTAGATTTTCAATCTTATTTTCTAATAGCTCTAAATCTGACTTTTTAGCAAAAATTATTGTTGGGTCTATTTTAAGGGTTACATTTTGTGTATTAGAAACTTCTAAATTCATTCTCATTAGTAGTTCTTTTGTACTACCATCTGCGGCAACTGGCTTGTATGTTTCTGGACACTTAGCTACACCTAACATGTTATTTTCTTCATCAAAAATTCCATATTCTCGTATCATAAATCCACCAACATTTGCAGGAATCATCATTTCTACTTTTATCCAATTAGGATTTTCTTCATCTATAGTAATATGATTTATATTTCCTTCATATACTGCATTAACTAAATCTTCCTGATTTTCTGTTGGATTGTAATAACTTCCCCCACCATCTCCAACTTTCATTTTTACAAAGTTAACCTTACTTCCAAATCCAGCGCTATTAGCTATTTTCGCTTTACCTATTTTAGTTAGTATTGTATAAAATTGTTCTGCCATTGATTAACCCTCCTTTCTAGGGTATACTGTTATATTTTCTACTCCTGTATTGCTACCCATAGCTATATTAACTTTACCTTTAGATGTTATATCTTTAGGCATCCATGGATAAACAGTTATTTCCTCGCCACTTGTTATAGCACTAGCAAAATAAATATTAGTATTTATTTTTTGTACCAAAGTAGAACTTAGCATCATATTACATGGAATTATATATCTAAAGTTATCTATTATTTCATTAAACATACTCCAATCAAAAGTATTTATTTCTACTTTTAATACATATTCATCATTAAGTACTTCAACTTTATAGTTACCCTTGCCAAATAAGGCATTTAGTTTATATTCAAGTGCCCTATGAGTTATAGGCATCTTATCCATCTTTCTATTTTTAATTCTTAACTTTCTAAACTCTAATGTATCATTTACTAAGTCAGCTTTAATTTTAAATAACTTTTCTTGATGTTCTATTCCATAATCTGTTGCAGTGTCTATAAAATTCTCTTTTAAGATTCTTTGCTGTCCCTTTTCTAATAATTTAAGTTCTTTATCTTCTGTAGAAGTAATTTGTTTAAAATCTTCTATATTAGCTATTTGTGGCGGTAAAAAATCAATTAACTTCTTTTTCATTTATAACCACCTCTTTTAATATTGGAACTTCTTTAACTCCTAATATTAAATTTTCTTCTTTACCATTTATCTTAGTATTAAATAAATCAGCCACACCTTCTACGTTCAGAATTCTAGCTTCAATCTGACTTATTCTAACTATTGTATTATCATCTTCATGCCATTGTTTTCTAAGTTGTTTCAGATATTCATTTATAATTTTTTTAATATCTTCTTGAACTTGGCCAATAGTAAGTCCTCTCTTTAAAAGTATGTTTGTTTCTATAGTTATCTCTATATCTTTAGCACCTAATACAGTAACAACATGACCTACTGGAGCAACACCAAAACCTTTGCCTTTATTTTGTACTGGATCTAAAATAGTTTGTACCTTATCTATTAATTCTGTTGTAGGAACACTATAATCACTATCCAAAAATACTATTTTTACAGTTCCACCACCATTCCATATAGGAAATACCTTTACGGTTCCAACACCTTCAATAGCCCTAGTATTAATTTTATAATCTGCTATATTACCTCCATAAGGTTTCTCATTTAAATGCTCTATATATCTATCATATAGACTCTCGTTACTTTCAACATCTTCTCCTGGCATAATAAGTTCTCCTAATGTAGCAATAGATAAACCTTCTATATATTCTATTGGTATTAATGGTCCTGTTATAGAATTTCCTTCTATGCCGGTTGCTTCACATTGCATTTTATAAATACCAGTAGAAATTTTCTCTAAGGCTATAAAATTAAAATCTTCTATAGAAAATCTACTATTCAAAGGAATATCTATTAATTGATTTTCTTCATTGTAAAAATAACCTTTCTTTATAGAAGATGTAGCCATTTCTCTTTTAAGCCCTTCTTCTGCAACTCTTAGATCCAAATATTCGTCTGGCATATCAGGGCTTACAAAAGTACATTTTAAAAAGTAATCCATATCTGAATACATCTTTGCGACTTCTTGTGCTGCAGGTGCTAAGGCATTATAAATAATAGAACCTTCTCTTTTGTCTAAATCGTTAGATATTCTATTCATCATTCTTGTCAATATAGCTTCTTCTGTTTGTTCTTCAAACACTACAGCACCTCCTTATCTATAGAAAATTCTCCATAAATAGAAAAGACGGTAAAACTTACTTCTACACCGTCCTTATCATATCTAAATATAAAGTTATCAACATTGTTAATTCTATCATCTTGTATAAGAGCTTCCTTAATTCTCCTCTTATATTCAGATTCTGCTATAGCTCTATCCTGTGTTTTTAACTCTTTTAATTCACTTCCATAGTTGTCTGAATATATAAGATACTCATATCTTTCAGTGCCTAATATCAATTGTATTGCTTGTTTTAAAGCTTCTTTACCATCTGTAAATCCTACTATTCTATTATCTTTAATTTTATAAGTCTTTGTTGGCTCAATTATTTCTTCCACTTCTAGGTCATCAGATATAACTGCTCCTTGTGGTAATATACTAACCTCACTCACACTCACACCACCTTATCTAAGATTACATACTGTTGTCCACCTTGAACTCTAAGCAATAGAACCTTATCACCTTGTTTTAAACCTTCTCTAATTAATAACTTATCTAAAGATGTTTTTATGTTACTATTGATAGAACTATCTATATAATTGTGTGTATGTTTTAAATCAACCTCATACCTAGTTAAGCTTTCAGGAATAATAAAAAAATCCTTATCCAACACTAATTTCTGGTCCACCTTTATTTTTAATTTATCTACATTTATAACTTCCCCAAATGAAATATTAACTGGATTACTAGCTCCAACTGCTCCCATACTTGCTTTTTTAATTGTATCTATCATTCCCATATCTACTATCTACACCACCTTTAAATCAAAATCCATTACTAAATTACCTTTTTGAAACTTATGTGTAGCTTCTTCTATAAGATAATACTGTTTTATTCCCTTTTCTTTTATATCTACATACACACCACTGCCAGCTCTTAATTTTAAATCTGCTTTAATATCTGTGCTAATAACATCTTTTAATTTTAAAGTCTTAGTTTCTCTATTCTTAAGTTTTAAAGACGAATTAACCATCTGTTGAATTTGTGCCTTATTCATTTTTTCATCTACTTTATGATAGTATTGGAGCCTTCCCCATTTAGCAATGTTCTTACTATCCTGTGCTATATATACATCTCTGCCTTTAGTTTCTTTATTATCTCTTACTATTTTAACTCTATTATAAGTATCACTATCTATGCTATTTTTCCAATCATAATCTCCTAAATTATTATCATCAGAAATTACTACAAGCTGTTTCATGTTATTTATATTTCTTAAGTTTAAATATCCAAAATCATCATATAATGTATAAGTTCTTTTATTGTTCATTAATGTTTTTTCTAAAGAACTATATATTATATCTAATAATTTCTTATCATCTTCAAGAAGTTGTGGTATAACATATCCTGTATCTTCTATAGTTCCTATTCTTAGCTTAATATCTTTTGCAATTTGCATTAAAATTTGACTTGCTTTTTTATTTTTAAATACATAAGTATCATTAAACAGCAAATATCGTAATTGATCATAAGCAGTTATTTTTGTAATTGGATTTTTATTTCCGCCATTTTCAAATGTATATCCATAAAACACTGGATTATTACCTACTTTAAAACTGACTACATCACCATTATTTATAGTAATTTGCTTATCTTTTAATATTTCAAAATTCAAACTAGAGGGCTTATCTTTTCTTTTAGTTTTCCAAGTAACTTCACTTACTAATTCAGATATGTCAAATATATTTCCATTCTTATTATCTAGTAATAATTGTATATTCAAACTATCACCACCTTACGGAAGCCTTAAAACTTGTCCTGTATATATTAAGTTAGGATTCTTAATCTTGTCTTTATTTAGGTTGTAAATTTCTTTCCATCTAGCTCCATTCCCTAAATACCGTTTAGCTATATGCCAAAGCGTATCATTTCCTGTGACAGTATGTGTTTTAGGCTTAATTTTATTATTTTGTCTAGGAGGCGGACTATTTGTTTTAACTATTGATTTAACATTTTTTTTAGTTATTATAGAAACTTTTTTAGCAGTATATTTTTTATATCTTTTAAGTTCTACAGAATAATAAATGTCTCCAACTTCTCCTCCATGCTCTTCACACTTAAAATTTTCTATCGAAAATAAATCATTTATTTCTACTTGTCCTCCAACAAAAATAAATCTTATCTTTTGTTTTTTATTTCTCCATTCTCTAATCTTTGCAATATAAAAGCTCGGTTCAAATAATTGCTCCGAGCTTACATAAGGACCTTTATGCCTTGGAAAGAAACTTTCAAAACTTATTTCAGTTAACTTGGGTAAATTTATTGTATTAATTTCACCTAAATTAATTATGTCATAGGTTTTATTATCTCCATCCTCATTAAATTCAATTTTTTCTGGTAGTACAGGAAGGGTAAATCCCTCTTCACCATCGTTAATTCCTAAATACATTTTATACATTAAACATATACCCCCTCTGCACTGTTAACTAATTGATTTTCCATATAAGTTTCTATCTTAGATATTATTTTATTTATGTCTGCTTCTTCTTTTACTTGTACATCTCCAAAATTTACATTAGGCTGTAATGTTACGAAGTTTTGTATGCTTTCCATTTCTGCTAAATCTCTCATCATTTCAAGATGCTCATTAGAAACGTCTATTTTATCATCTATATTTTTTAAGTGTTTATTAGCATCTTTTAATCCTTTATTTTTACCGTTATCGCTGCCCATTGCTAATTTCCCTGGACCCAATTTTTTATTCCACGCCCCTAAATCACCTTTAGGTAAATTCTTCTGTATTTCTGGTATCTTAAACATATCCTTGACCCCATTAGAGAATGCAGCTCCTTTTCCATATCCGTAATCAAATTCATTCCCATAATTGAATCTTTCCATATGAAAATCTCTAGAATCAAGTCTGTCAACCTTTATTTTAGCTTCTCCAACTAAATCATCTACTGCGCCCTGAAGCCCCTCTCTCCATCCACTTACGGCATCAGCTAAATTAGATCCAAAAATTGTGTCTATAGCGGATGCTATTCCTTGTAAAATTTCTAAAACTGCATCCCCCATTCCTGCAAATAGCCTAACTATTGCCCCTACAGGATCTACAAAAACATTAGCTATAAATTCTGCGAATGTAGCAAACATATTATATAGCAAAATTATAATATCCGCTACTGCATTATAAAATGTTACAAATAAATTTCCTACAAATCCAACAGTAGTCATAAATGCTCCACAAATTAAACCTGTTGCCGATACACTTGTCCCCGCGAAATGATTCACTGCTGCAGTAGCAGCATAAAATAAAGCTATTAATATAATTATTGCAATAATAATCCATGTTAAAGGGCAAGCATATAATGCCGCATTAAGACCATGTTGTGCTACTGTCTCCGCAAATGTTGCCCCCGTAGCAATACTTGAAGCGGCCGCTCGTGTAGATTCTAAAAATGTTTGTTTTGCTATAATTCCATTTGTTATTAATGATACTGTATTATAAGCTATCATAGCTGCTACAATACCCCAGACTATAGGACTAATTATACTCCAGTTATTGCCCACAATATTTCCTATTTTACTAAAAACATCAATCAATTTCATGGTTATATTAACTACAGTAACTATTCCCTTAGATAGCCCATCGAAAAAGGGTTGAAACCGCCCTTCCCTAAAACCTTCATTTAATGTTCTTAATAACGGCTTTAACGCTTCCAATGCATTATTACCAGCCTTTGAGAAAGACGTTGAGATGTTGGCTATTAGGTTATCCCATAAAGATAACGCGGCACCTGCCGCTTCTTCTACAGCCAGTTGAGTACCACCTTTCCTATTTAGCATTTTATCAAACTTATTCATAAAATCATCCATGTCTTTTGAGGCTTTGAGGTTCTTTATCTCTTCAGGACCAAAACCAAATCTGCCTTTTAAGGACATCCCATCCCCTCCTAAAATCTCTTTAAGTGCAAACCCCGCACCCTCTAAACCCTGAGTAGGGTCTAAAAAGGCAAGTCTTTCAGCTAATTTATTTAAATCCATTAACTTATCTGTATTTTTTGTGAACTGGATAAACTGACGAGATATAGCGGCAAAATCTTTAAGTCCGTATTGACTTATTAATGCATAATCGTTTATTCCATTAAAAAATGCTTTACCTACATCCTTATTCCCTAACATACCACTTATAGTTATTAGTTGTCTTTCCAAATTAGCAGCTCCGCCTATGGTTGAATCTATTCCCTTCTTAACAGCTTGGAATCCTAAATAAGCACCTACCAACCCTTTAATCTTACTTGCCAATCCATCAGAAGAGTTAATTCCTCTGTTAAAAGAATTATTCAAGTTCTCTTGATTATATTTAGCCTTATCTTGTGAATCGGCTAGTTCCTGTAATCCTGATGAAGCCCTTTTGATGCTATCCCTAGCTGTATTAAGTGTATTAGTAATTTTTATATCCCTATTTGCCTTATTGTTCATATCATCCATAGCACTTATAGTTAAATTTAATGCATTTGTTATTTGTTGAAGAGGTCTTGTCATTTGGTCAAACATTCTTAAACTAGTTGATACCGTAGCCATGTATTACCTCCTTTCGTTCATAATAAAAACACCTACCTTTAAGGTAAGTGTTCTATATATCTCACTATGAAATTAATATCACCTAACAACATATTTAAACTCTCTATTATTTACACTTATAATAACTGCCAATGGTTTTTTATCACTTTCAACTTCATTTGGAACTTCAGCAATAAAATGAATTACACCATTTTTTAACGGTTCTATTGATGTTATATTTGTATAATTAAAATTTGTGCCCCCATCCTTCTCTATTGCAGAAAAAGTTCTATATTCATATTTCTCATTATAAATAACTTTAACCGACAAAAACTCATTTGCCCGTCGTCCTTCTGTCAAAAGACTCTTTACATCTATTGTAGTATCAAAATAAATTGTACCTGGTTCTTTTGCTTCATAATAAGTATAAATATTTTTTGGCTTTGGTGGGTTGATTTTTTTACCAAATTTAGTATCTATAATAGTAAATTCACAATAATTTTTTATTATGTTTACCCTCCCTTTGTTACTATCTTCAAACTTTGACTTTACTTTTTTAGATTTATTTTCATCCTGCTGAATCTTTTCATTTATATCGTTTTTTGAAGATGTTTCTTTAGAACTATTACTTCCACATCCAAGCATAGTAATTAAATACATTGCAATGAAAATAGTACTGAATATCTTTTTCATTTATTAGACCCCCTTTTTTCTAATGAAACCATTTTAATGATAACAAATAATGGAGTTTGTTTCAATATTATCTTTTTCTTTTAGCTTTATCCATTTGTTTCTTTTCATTCTCTATATGCAAATCTATACTAGCATATATAAACGCCTTCTCTTGTCTATTCATATTTATTAATACGCTTGGGAGTATTTTTAATTTATGGAGGGCGTAGTGCGCATAATTAGCTTCACCGTCACCCTCCTTTATTAGTTTTTTGCTTCTTCTACTAGCTCTTGAATACCTTTATCGTATCCATTTACTTCACTTACAATACTTGACCATTCAGAATATTCTCCATCACTCATTTTATTTTTCATAGCTTTTAATAGTTCTTCTGCCCCAAGAACTCCCCAAGCACTTTGTAACTCTGCATTTTTTAAATCTGGATGTGTTGTTGTCTCTATTATAAGATTAGATAAATACTTCTCTTCATCTGTTTCCATTATCTTTTGTCCTTTTATAAATTTAACTTTTCTACAACTTTTTCTAATCTCATCCGCCTTAGTAGCACCTATTGCTTTAAATTTCATCCTTCTTTTTCTACCACCTATAGTTATTTCTCTCTCTATTTCTTCTACCTCTTCAAAAGTATCCATTAAAAAATCTTCAAAATTCATTTAATATTCTCCTCCTATTAACCTAATACTGGTTTATTAAATTTATCTAACATGTCAACATCTTCAAATGTGAAACTCATGTCTTCCTCAAGCATTTCTGAATCTATATCAAACATTGCCATTGCAACTTCATCAAGATTACAATTTTTCAATACTATTGTTTGTTTTCCTATAGTTGAAGTTGGGTCCTCATTAGTAACAGCTATATCAAAATAAGTATCAATACCATCTTTCATGTACTTTAACATCAATTCTCTAAATAAAGATGTAGCATAGTAAACTGTAAGAGTTCCTGTTCCTTTCCACCCAGCGGCCTTATTTTGCGTAGCTCTATTCCCTATTGTCTTTCCCTCTGTCTTTTGTTTTTCAACTTTAGATTCAAGCTTCTTTGCATAAAACAAAACTTCATTTCTGCCATTTACAGTTAAATAGGCTCTAGCTTCTGCCCCACTAATAGTATCACTAAGCTTAAAAAATCCCATATACTATTCCACCTCCACATCCATGTATAGCTTTTCCATAGCATCTATTGGTTGTACTCCCATTCTAGCTACTACAGAATCTTTATCCTGTCCTCTTTTGATTTCAATATCCTCTGGAACTACATTTTCTAAAGCTCCAATACCTTGTAATCCTTCTAAGAATTTAATTACATCTTTTTTATATAAATTTCTGCCATCTTCACTATTGTCACCTTTCCCAATATAATTGGTTTCCCATAATAATCTACTTCCGTTATTTACTTCAAAAAGTGTACGAACTACTCTATTTTTTCTATAATCTTTCCCTTTATCTTTAGTAAAGCTTTTAAATGTATTAATATCCTGCTCTATAACTACTCTTCTGTTGCTAATAGTAAATATCATTTCTCCATTTAATAAAGCTTCCTCTATTTCTCTACTAGTGTATTTAACATCTACATCAATGGCACCTGGATACTCTAGATAAGTGTTAGATTGATTTACATTTGCTCCTGCTGTAGCCCCAGTTACAAATGCTACAGCTTGGTCAGATTTTATTATTGTGCCATCACTTAAAATAACACCGTTTTTAACACTAATAACATTTTCACTATCGGCTTCAGGGTAATTCTCTAGCACTAGTTGTACTTGTCTACCTTCTTCTTTTAATCTTTTAATAAATGTGGTGGCAACTGTTTTTATGCTAATATCCTTTGCTGAAATACCTATAGTATGAAACTCATAAGGCTCAATTATAGCTAGATAATCCGTGTAGCTTTGATTAGTGACAAGTCCATTTTCTCCACCCTTTAATACTAACCCAGCAGTAACTTTTAATTCTCCAGTACCTTTAAACTCAACATAATTATTAGGTTTTAATTCCTCTATAGTTTTAACTAATTGCTTATCCACCTTATTTCCTTCAAACATAGTTATAACTTCAAAACTTCCTATATTATCAATACTGTTTTGAATTACTATAGTAATATTGTTTCCTTTAGTTCCACTATATTTTGCATTTACAGTTAACCCTTCCAATGTTGCAATAGCTTTAGCACCTTCATTTAATCTATATAATAGTAATGTCTTAGACTTCTTAAATACTTCTCTTATTAGCAGTACACTTTCATCAGCTATATTAATACCTAATACTTTTGATAAATCATCATCTGCCTGTATTGTAATAACTTCTTTTTCAGGTCCCCATGGTAATACTAATGGTAAAGTTGCAATACCTCTTTCACCTATAGGAGTTGATGTATTCTTTTTAGACTTGAAGTTTGTATATGCTCCTGGTCTAATTTTATTTTGTTTTTCCCATGTTCCTCCCGCCATCTATTTCACCTCTTTTTTATTAAAATCATCTATAATCTTTTTAACTTCTTTTAAGCTATATTCTTTATCTTCTAGAATAGCTTTTAATATGTCTTTTTCTATAACTGTAAATTGTTTTGAAGATAATATTTGTTCCTTGCTAAATTTAATTTCTTTACCTTCCATTGGTTTTCACCTCAACTTTTAACTTATTCATTTTAGGAGCTTCCTCAATCTGTTTTAAAACATAATAATTAAACCGCAGCATGAAGTGTAAAACTCCATCTATAACCTCATGAGTCATATCAGTACTTCTATATAAATTGTCATTTACTTGTACATATTCAAGTACATCATAAAGCCTATCAGCCATATCTAAACAATCCGAATTAATATCTTCTTTATCACTAAAATAATGAATATCAAATAATATATTTTTCTTGTATCTGATATCCAATTCCTTATCCTGTGCAGAACTTAAAACCTTAATAAAAAAACAAGGCTCCTCAAAGTCTTGTTCTATCTTTTCATTGTATATAGTTATGTTAGGAAATTCTTCGTCTAATGCCTGGTTTATTCCTATTTTTAAATCATTTATACTTGCTATGCTATCACCTTCTTATATAATGTTATAATCTTATTGAAAGGGGGGTGTTATTTATGGATATTGATTTTAATAAACTACAACAAGATAGCCTTGATAAATTTTTTGCTAAAAATCCTAAAATTAAAGATAATAAAATTCTAGCTTCTCAATTGGAATTAAACTCAAAGCTTATGTGCACTATCCTATCTCAGTATCATGAGCAATTGAAACAAGCTCATTCTCAAGATGTTGAGAAATAGTTTCGGTTATTTTGTCTATATCTATTGGCTGAACTTTTCCTTCAAGTTCAGCCACTCTTTTCTTTAAATCGTTAATTTCTTTTTTTAACTCCTCCAACCTTATCACCTACCATTCAATATCTGATTCAATAGTTCTACTTGCTTTTTCTCCATGAATTTAGGTAATTCCCTTTCCATTTCCTGCATAGATATTGTGGCCATGAACCTACCTTCCACCCATGCCTTATGATTCCTGGTCCTATGGCCATACTCAACATAGCTGGCATACTCTACGTTATTAAATACTTCCACCAAATAGCTATTTCCTTGCTTAATAACTTCTCCTACTTGCCAATTCCTCCTTAAATGTCCTCCTGTCTTATTAGGATAAACACCAACCGGAGTTCTTTTCTTAATTTTCCTCTCAGCACGAAAAGCCATTTCCAATAAGAACTCTCTTATCCATCTTTCGATTACTCTTTCATTTAAAGCTTTATTGAATCTTCCAGCCATATTCTTAAATTCAGAGTAATCAAAGCTACCCATTCTACTCATTAGGCTTTACCATCTTTACTAAGAATAACTTCCTGGTGTGTATTATATTTAAAACCTTCTCCAGCTTCATATGTTTCTTTATCTCCAAATTGGTTAGTAATTTCTATAGTATCACCTTGTTTTATATCTGCCTCTGGAGCTATAAAAAGCTTAAGTTCATATACTACCTGATTTACTGTATCAGTCTGAGTATTTTTACTTAAGCTTTGTTTAGATACCTTGCAAGAAATATTTTTATATTTTATTTTTGGCATTATTTTAGTTTCTTTAGTTTTAGGGTCCTTAACCTTTTCTTTACCTCCAGCTATGGTGCAAGTGCAATCGTATAATTTTTCTACTGCTTTCCTGGCCTGTTTAAATGCCTTATTTAGCATTACCACACCAACTTTCTGTACCTATTAATCTGTGTCTTATAGTCCATTATCAAGCTATCTTTAACTTCACTTGCGACACTCCTATAACTTACAGAAGTATCTCCTTCACTTATAGAAGAAACAGAACCTAAAGAACTTTCTTCTTCCCCTAGGTTCTCATTTCTGTACATGTCCATGGCCATTTTTAACACTATAGTATTTAAGGCTTCTGGTATTTCTTTAATGTGGCAATAATCTTTTACTATTTGCTCTACATCTTCTAGTGCAAATTTCAATAAAAAATCCTTAGAATCATCTTCTAAGGCTATTCCTAAAAGCTTTTTTAATTTTTCAAGCTGAGTCATAAACTCACCTTCTTATATTTTATGCTTAAACGCAACTATTCTTATTTGTTTTGGTTCATATACTCTCTCCCAGTTAGTTTTTTCTTGTAATTCTGCTCTACTTGGACCTTCTGTTTTAGCTACTTTAGCATTAGTAAATTTAATTCCTCTAGGGTGTAATATCATTGTTTTTCTGTTAATTAAATAATCAACCCCAGAACCCTTTTTCTTATCTCTATCAGTTTCAGTTGGTATAAATCCTACTGGATTTCCATTACCCAAAGCTAAAGCTCCTTGCCCAAATAAATAAGTAGTATAAACTCCACCAGTTTCTACAGGGCACCCATCATCAACTATAACCCTCTTATCCTGGTATACATCAAACTCTGGACTATCACTTGGCCTTATTGTCTGTATCAAATTTTGTTTCTTAAGTTCTGACTTAACAGCGCTATGCATCATAACCCCCGTCAATAATTCTTGAGCATCTCCAAGTAATTGTTGAGCATCTATAAAGGCACTTGCTGACCACTTAGCCGCACCTTCTGTCATAGCTGATATATCAAGTAAGTTATTTTTCATTGATGTACTTAAAAACACACCTTTAAGAATTGCAATTAACTCTTTTTGCATATCTCTAGTCCAAAATCCACTTACTAATTCTCCTATAGCTGCCATTGGGTCTTTACCTGCAAGAGCTGCTGATAAGTCTGTAGCACTCCACATTTTCGCCCTTCTTATAATAGCGGCAACATCTTTATTACTTGTAATCTTAGCTGCTTCTAAATCTGCATCCTCAATTATTTGCTCTGATTCTCCTGTTAAATCCTCAAAGAATGGCATATTAATTAATGGTGAAGCTTGACTTGCTAAATTATCAAACTCTGAGTTATTGGTTATAATGCCACTTTGTATTAAAGCTGACTTCTCCATTGTTCTATTAATCACATAAGGGTTAAATAATTCTGGTACAATTACATCACTTAATTTTGTTCCCATATTTTACACATCTCCTTTATTATTATTGATTTACTCCAGCCTGAGTCATTAATTGTTTGGCCTGTTCTGGATTTTCTTTAAATATTTTACCTTGCTCTGTTAAGTTAAAAGAATCCTTTTTCCATGGATTATAACCCTGTGGTGTTTTACTTCCATCTGTTGGTTCTACTCCTGAAAATTTAGGTTTTTGTTCTTCCGTAAATAAATAGCTATCACTTTTTTGTAATGCTTCTATTTGCTCTTTAAGTCCTAAAATATTCTCACCATCTAACTTAACATTTTCTAAATTCAAAAGAGCTTTAACGGCCTTTGTATTTCTTACATTGGCACCTTTTAAAGCTCCTTCTAATGCATAATTAAATTGCATATCTTGTATTTGTTTTTCATATTCCTTAACCTTAGTTTCATACTCTCCTACCTTAATTTGTAGGGATTCATTATCTCCATTGCTTTTCTTTAAATCATTGATAGTTGTATTAGCAGTTTTAAGCTGCTCATTTAATGTGTCAAATTTATCTTTAGTAACATGTTGCGAGCTATCTACTAAGTCCACATCCTTATATTTGTCTTGTAGCTCCTGTGGTATTTGAGAATATGATTCTCCTAATATTTCACTTAATTTTGGCATAATATCATTTCCTCCTTAATAATTTTTATATTTAATTACTGGACAGTTTTTAAGTTCTTCAATACAGCGTTCTAGTATAGTTGTTGCTTCGGATATTAAATAATTTTTCTCATTAAACATATTTAATATTTCTACAACTATTTCTGATTCCTCAAAATCCATATCTCCCAAACATGGAACAACATAAAGTTTATTCTTAACTTCTCTTACTTCATTTGATAATAGCTCTTTCATTTGTAATCATCCTCTCTTTGATTCTATATAAAATAAGAAAGCCTTATTTCTAAGACTCTAAATTTTATCTAATAATTTTTTAAACTGTTTCATTATTTTCTCAGCCTTCTCACCTGTAAAAACTCCACCTGGTGGAATAAATGAAGCAATAAAAGATTTACGTAATGCTAAAAAAAGTTCTCCATCAGAACAACTTATATTTGATTCTTCACCCGTTTCAATCAATCTCCAATCATTAGCCAAAATATCATCTTCACTTGATACCCAAGGTATTAATTTACCATTGTTATTCTTATAAATATATGGTAAAGATATCTTTGACTCCAATAATGTATATTTAACCTGTATCCATGTATTTTTGTCCCAACTCTTTCTTGCAATCTTATTCCCTTCTTTTAATAATCCTAAAGCCTTTCTAATGTTCATTTATCTAACCTCACTTTCATGCATAATAAAAGCACCTACTATTTTTACTTAGTAAGTGCTTATTGCATACTTTTTATTTGCATATCTTTCCATATATTTTTTAACATTTTGTTTTGTATTTTATAATCTAGCATTTCATCCAATGTATTAAAATAAACTATATCACCATCAGGACATAAAGCAATTACACATTTTCCATTAGACCATCCTATATAATAGTCTGTTCCATAAATAGTACATTCTATATCCAATCCAATCTCTATTGAATTTTTTAACTCTTGTAAACTATCAAATTTACTATTATTCATTACTTCACCTTCTTACAAACTGATTTATTAGCTATTTTTTCAGCTTTACTTAACTCTCTAAGATTCTTATCTCTAACAACTATATCCTCATCTTTTAAATTCCAATCATGTGAATGTGGCACAATTGGGTGTAGTTTTGAATTACCATGGTTCGTAAAATGAATGTCTAATCTTGGTTTTCCTGTCCTACCATAGTAACGTCTAGAATCTAATACCCCATCCTTGTAATTATCAAATACACTATTAGGCTCACCTATAAATGGAACTTTATGAACACTATCATTTGTTAATTTGTTTTGAGATTTTAATTGCCAGTTAACATCCTTATAAAGATACTGTAATTCATTCCATTTGTTAACATCATTATACTTCAAGTCTTGAAAATCAGCAAATGATTTAGGTGTCAAGTTTCCTAAAATTTCTTTATATTTTAAATACTGTTGATTATCACTAACTCTATTCTGTATTTTCTTTTCTGCTATTTCTTCCTTTGAATTTCCTTTTACATACTTGTTATACCATTGCTCATAGCTCATATTTCCATCTACATAATAAGCCTTGCCTTGGTTGTCTCTAGCAATTCTTTCTTCATCTATAGCATCATCAAAGTAAGCTATAGTAGTACTCCTACAGTTAGCATGGAATGGCGGAGCAGTAACTCCTACTTCCCATTTATTTAAATCAAAAGGTTCCTTTTTACTTGCGGCATCCATAGACCTACATATTTCACTAGTGCGGGAATCCAACGTAGCTAGTATCTGATATTTCTTTACAACTCCACTGCCTGCATAACTATTAAAGGTAGCTTTAGAAACAATATTAGCGCTTTCAGTATTAACAAGTGTCCTTGCTCTATTTCTTGATACTTCCATTCTATCAGCTATTATCTTAGAAGTTTTATCTATGGAATCTCCTCGTATAAAAGCCTGCGCCAAATTAGTCTGTAGCTCCATTATTAACTTTTCTTTATTCTTCCATATCCTGCTGCTGTAATTATCTCCATGCCATGGTTCCGTAATTACCTTATTTATTATATTAGTATCTAACTTTGCAAAATTAACTCCTATTCCTAAGCCTTTGTGTACCTCAAAGATATTTCTATAATAAGTATCTTCATATATTCCACTTAAAAGGTCTGTGGTATCGTCTTTCTGTTTAGTATACAAATCCTCTATAGCACTTCTTATTTGAGTTTGTAGAGCTTGCAAACGTGTTACTCTAACTTTATAAGATACATTGTTAAGTTCTTTTTCCCATTGTTGATTTTTATTATTTTTAGCTTTTCGAGTAAACTCTTTTAAATCCATTTTAAACTCATTTAGCTGATTAGAATTTAAAAGTTTTCTAGCCTCTCCTAAACTTATTTCATTATTCTGTGAAAACCTAGCATAGAATACTTCTATATCTTTTTGTATGCTGTTTAATGCTTCCTGGTACTCTAGATGTAAACTTAAGATATAATCATCAGTCTTTTTAAATTGCCTACTTGCTACTACCTCAGAACGTTTCTTCCAGTAGTCTCTACTCTTCATCTAATTCACCTTCTGATGGTTCTTCTAAAGGAAAGTTTGAATATACTCTTTCACGTTCTTCTTGCTGCTTTTTAATCTTTTCTAGTTCATCCTTAGTAGCCCATGGGTGATTAGCAACTATAGTTTCATTACTAATAATACCAACACTATTTTGACAATTGCTTATAGTATCTGATTCATTTGTAAGCATACTCTTATTAAACACAAATTCTACATTCTCATTTGTATAATCTCCTTGACCAGTATTAATTAAATGCTGATCTACAAACCATAATAAATATTCTAGGCTTGCCTGGAACTCTGTTTCTATAGTGTCACAATCCATATCTAAATCATTATATAAGAATTTTAAGGCTATTCCTGAAGGACTGTTCCCGAACTTATCTGATTGAGTATCAACACCTCTTCCAAACTCATATATATCTTTTCTTGTCTGCTCTATATGGGTTTTATAAGCTTCAACATTAATCTCTAAGTTCCTTGTTTCAACTCCACCCTCACCGGCAACCTTAACAGCTCTGTAAAGACTTATATTCCTTCTAAACTCTCCTAAGTTAGTTCCATCATAGTCCTTAAGCACATAAATGCTATTAGGTAAATCCTCTAAGTTATTACTATTGTCACTTTTGTTTCTGTCATAATCATCTACAAGACTTTTAACAAACTTAATCAACGGCTGCTCTTCATCATTATATTTAAAATATACAAAAGGCACTTTAGACCAGGTAAATGATTTTATATTTCCTTTATCATCCACCATACTAAAATGCCCTGTATCTTCTAGCGCTTCTACATCAGGTATTAATTTACCATTATCATTTATATATCTTAATACCTGTTTTGTGTCCCAGTATTCAACTTTTTGCACTGTCTTTTTAGTTTTACCTTCATATACTATAATTTCATACACTCTAATAAGTGCATCTAATTTAGTATGCTCCGAATCTTTCCATAGTGGAATAATCTCTTCACTAGGTAATCTTTTAAATCGTAGTTCACCATCTGAATTATAATAAATTTGAGCCCATGCTATACCTTTATTAATTGCATCTTTACCTAAGTTCTTAATGAGCCTCATAAAAGATTTATTAAATACATCATCTAATATCTTTTTATATGTTTCATTATCTGTTTGAATAGCTAAAGGTTTTGATAATAAATACCCTGTTTTTTGGTCTGTAAGCTTTCTAACAAATTGATGTACTAATTTATTATTAGCTAAATTCTTTACTTCTTCTAATTCTCCATCTTCACCTATAGCCATTCTTTTACGTTTTAGTATATCAGTATCACCTTTATAATATCTTTCTCCATCTAACATTAATTGTCTTCTTTGTGATCTATTCCATTCTTTTATTTCCTCTTGGATAATTTCTTCTAAACTCATTACACTATTAGCTCCAGTAGACAATATTGACCTTATCTTATCCATCATATACATAACTTTACCACCTCCTTACTCAAATGAAATTGAGCCGCCTTTCATATCCCTTTCTAAACTATACCTTAATGCATCTATTAAATGGTTATCCTTATCTATAGGTATAGGGAGGATGTTACCATTCTTATCTTCTTTATATTTATATTTGCTTATTTCATTCTTAAAGTTTTGACATCTTGGATGAATTATAATTTCTAATCCTTGTAAAAATTTAATTCCATATTCAATACTTCCTGGACCTTTCTTTGCTGATTTAGCATTTACCCTTAGTTTTTTAAATTCAGCTACTGATTTAGGTTCAGCACTATCACATATAACCCTATTTGAACCAGCCTTTTCTTTTACTAAAGGAGCTGATTCTTCATTCAACATTCCAACTACCTCTATTTCATCACATATATAAAGCCTTTTTCTTGTTTTATCTAAATGTGATTTTATATAAGCAAAAGGATCCTCAGCAAATCCCCAGTCTACACCATGCCTATAATTATCAAATGTGTTTTCAATATCACTAAAATCTTGCACTTTCCAATTTTTAAATATAACAGCTCCAAGTACCCCCCAATTACCTAATGTATAAACTTCATAATAATAAGGATCTGCTTCATTTTCTAATGCTGCTATATCATCATCAGTTAAAAACTTATTATCTTTATATGTGGTTTTAAGAATAGATACATTATCTTTTTCTACATACTGTTTATCATCTTCCCAAATATTAAAATATTCATTATATAACCAGTGATCCTTAAGTATCGGGTTAAAGCTCAATATTAATCTTTTAGTTACTTTAGACCTTCCTCTAAGTCTTTTATCCAATTGCTTAACTGCTTTATATTCTGTTTCTGTTGCTTCCTCAACCCATATATCAGTTATTACCCCATCTATTGGAGTGATAGACTTAATTTTTTCAACATCATCTAAGCCACAAAATAGTATTTGCTTTTTATTTATCTTACAGGTAATTATCATGTCCGTTTTATTCACTTCAAAATAATCAGCCACTTCAAAATTATTTATAGCCTTTGTTATTTCATTTAAGCAACTTCTTTTAATTGTGTTTTGAACATTTCTAACTATTAAATAGTTTCTATGACCATTAAGTATATCCAATACAGTCCTTTGGGCCAAAGAAAAAGATTTACCTGAAGATGAACCCCCAAAGTAAATCTGATAACGATTGTTGTTATTTAGTTGATGTTTTAAATATACTGGATTAAACACCTTTGAATTAATATTTAGATTAAGCGCCATATTCCTCACCATCTATTATTATATTAACATCATTAGATAGGCTACCATTTACCTCGACCTTATCCTTAAACATTCCTAAATGCTTACCTAATAACTCTAAAGCCTTTACTTTATCACATGAAGCTACTTCTATTCCAAACTTAGTTTGTTTAATAGCAGCTATTGCTTTCTTTTGATCCTCTGTTAGATTGTCAGTTTCTATAACTTCAACATCTTTATAAAATACTTCTTCTTCATCTATCTTATTTCCACCTTTATCATAAATAGGTTTCATATAAGATTTTTGAACTACCTTTGCAAAATCTGAACCATTGGCAAAGGCTATTTTTGAAAGTTCTTCTAATACTTTATCTTGAGTTATTTCTGTTCTTTTCTCTCTATCTTTCATCCTTTTATTTATATAACTCTTTATGTTAGCATTTGTTAGCAATCTACTTGAATTTGCTCTTGCTGTTTCATCCTTTTTAATATTTTTATATGCTGCCTTATATGCTCTAGTGGCATTAAGATCCACTAGATATTCATCTGCAAATATTTTCTGTTTTGGTGTTAGTTTGGCCAATAATGCCACCTCCTTTTTATAATAAAAACACAATATATAGTATGAGTTATACACACTACCCTCAATACATTATGTATAACTTGGTTTATTTCTGTCTTAATGCTCCTTTAATTCTCTTATAACTTCTCTGCTGCATACATTCTTTTAAATTATCTGCTATTTTTTCTTTCTTAACTCTTCTGCTAGAACAATAAGGACACACTAAGTACCCTTTCAAAGTTTCAACTTCTTCTGTTAATAGTATAAATTCTTTCTTACAAATCTTACAAACGAAACTACTATATACACTTAGCATGTCCTCACTCCTTTAAAACTAAAAGCACCCGGAATTAATCCAGATGCTTTCCCTGTAACCACCACAGTTGTAGTCCCTGCTGTAGCTCACATTTTATTTTCTATAATACTATACTAACACATTAAAAATGTTAAATGTTAAACTATGTTTAAACTAAGATTAATATTAGTTTAATATTAGTGGTATTAGTTTATTTATTACCATTTTCTTTAGCCTGCAAACATGTACTTCTGTTAAATTTAATTTAGCGGCTATATCCCTACTTGTTTTCTTATCAAAATATCTCATATAAACTATACTTTTCTCTCTAGTTTCTAGTGATTCAACAGCATTATCTATCTTTTCTAACTGTATTTCTAGTCTTTCTATATAGCTAGATATTTTACTTATTTTCTTATGTCTATTCATTACTTCATTTTCCACTGCAGAATTAAATTTATTTGTTGCTTGCGTTTTTTCCTCATAGCTTATAGCTCCAGCAGAATTATACTCATTTTCAATTTCTCTTATCTTTAATTTCAAGTTCTCAATTTCAGCTTCTGATTTTCTATAGTTGTATAGCATGGCTTCAAGCTTTCTATAATTATTTTCTCTCATGTGTCCTCTCCCTTCTAGTACATATATCTAAATACTTACACATATCCTTCCAATACTGTGCTTCCTTTTTATAGGCTTCTACAAGTTCTAAACCCTCTTTTACTAAACCTTTTAGATTTTTATATTCTTTATTTAATACGCTTAATTTCTTAGTGTTCATTTTCCTACTACCTCCGCATCCCCTTTATTAATAGTTCCATCTTTAGTTACATAATTTCCATCCTGTACAGATTGTATTTTATAAACCTTGCCGATTTTATTTTTATACCAAGAATAACTACTGTAGCTCATTATTATTATTTGCATCATATCAAGCCACCTTTAATATTTTTGTTACAGATGTCCTTCCAATAGCTGTATGCTTATTATCAAAAACTATATTTAAAATTTCATTTCCCAAACCATATTCTCTAGTAATTTTCCCTTCTATAAGTTTCTTACCATATCTAGCTTGTATATAATCTCCTGGCTTAACTCTTGCCTGTATTTCTTTTAAATTCTCTTCTTTATCTTCTTTCACAACTTCATCTACTTCATGTTCTGCTTTTATATTTTTAAACTCTAATACCCAACCTTTTACATTTATACTAATAACCTTATCTTCTAATATTAAAATTACGTTCTCGTCTCCCCCACGCCTTATTATCTTTGCTGTAGGATACTTTGTTTGCAACTTCTTTAACTTGTCCTTCCGTAAGCTATTAAGCTTAATTTCTGCCACTTTACAGTGTAGCATCTTGTCCATAGGAAGTACTGTAGATTTTCTATTAAATTCGAATTCTTCTTTTCCTTCTGCATTAACGTATATTGTTTTAAAATTTTCTCTGGTTTTATATCTTTCTAAATGTGTGAACGAATCCACCTTTTCTGTTACTTTTCCATATATTTTTGTAATTTCTATGCGTACATTCCATGTTTGCCCTCCTTTCAAGGTGTATTTAAGCCCCTTATTTAAAAATTAATCAAACAAACTCACTTGTGGATTCCCTATAGCTTTTTCTATAAAATTGCCGTCCTCATCTTCTACAAGTCCCTTATCGCTAAAATATGTGTCTTCTTCTTTGTCTACTTTCTTAAAAGTAGTTGTTATATTATGTTTAAAACTTAATGCTTTGTATTCTATTATTTTCTCATTTAAAGTTTCCTTCACGTTATTAAATATAGGGCTGTCTAGATTTACTTTTAGTACCTTTGCTTCTCTTACCTCTTGCATTTTTTATTCTCCCTTCTAATCTTCTTTAACTTATCGTATTCTATCCATCCAGTCTGGCTATACTTTAAAGATCTTGCTACCCATGTAAGCTTTATATTTTGGTATTTATAATCAAATAACTTTTTTCTTATCTCACCTTGTTGAGTACTAAATCCTTTTACATCTATAAGTTCTTCAGATTCATCTAAGTGATATACTAGAAAATCTGGTGTATACGTCATAGCTCTATAAGTCTTTCCATTCTTTTTGAAGGGTGGTATTAAAACATATTTTGGCTGTAATTCAAAATTTAATATTTGCCCTTTAGCCTTTTTACTTTTTAAATATTCATAGTATTTAGCCTCATCCTTACTGTCAAAGGTTATTCCATCAACAGTAATTTTTTCTGATTTATATTTACTCTTTACCATTTCCCCTTTTCCTTTCCTTGAAATTGATTGTCATATGAGAATGTTAAGTGAAAGTAACGCTCCCTTATGACGTTATTTATTTGAATTGCGAACTACTTAGTCCATTGTTCCGCCATAGCTTTTGCTATTCCAGGAAATGTTTTTGCCCTATTTTTCTGCCTATCTTTGCCTCCTTTATTAAACCAATTACCAGGAATTTTCGTACTTTCTGAAGCTTCTATTATTTCAGTGGGTATTAATTTAGGTAATTCCTTAAGCCATAACTGAGTTCTTTTTTTAAATGGGTGTCCGAACTGATATGGTTGTATGACTTGTGAATGCTTTGGTAAATTATATATTTTGCTTGGTGTAGGATTTTCTACTGCAATTCTAGGACAGTCTGCATTATAGAGCTGCATAAAAAACTCTTTCGCTTGTAATCCTTTTTTATATCTTTCTTTATTTAGCACACCTTTAGGATATAAATGTCTAGCACCAGCATTACTTAAATATGTGCATGGTGGAAAGGCTATTATCATGTCCCATTTTTCTTTTAATAGTGGTGTTACATCTTGTTGTAAGTGCCATTCTGGGTGACCACCACTACAAGGCTCTATATCACAACTATAAGCTTCATGGCCCAATTTCCTTAATTCTATTGTGACTGCCTGTGATTCTTCACACGCTACTAATATTTTCATTTCCTTCCTCCATTCCTGGAGGTGTGTACACACTTTTTATCTAGAATTACTCCTATTTTAATTTTTTAGTTATTGCATAATTTATTTTTTCATGAATACTAACCAATGTGTCTTTGCTCTTTTATTTCCGAATAAAGGTTTATAATCTATAACTTTTAATATGTCTTTTATTTTTATTTGTTCTTCATTCCATTTAAAAATCAATATTCCGTATTTATCTAAAACTCTCATGCACTCATTAAATCCTTGTCTTATATCTATTGGCCAATCATTATTTAACTTTCCATATTTCTTGGCCAACCATGAACTTTCTCCAACCTTTATTAAATGCGGTGGATCAAAAACTACTAATTTAAAAGTATTATCTTTATATGGTATATTTCTAAAATCGCCTATTATATCTGGCTCAATAACAAGTTTTCTTCCATCACATAATGTATCTTCCAACTCTCTGTTATCCATAAAAATAACATCTTTATTATCTTTATCAAACCAAAACATTTTACTTCCACAACATACATCCAATATAGGCTTTTCCAATTATCTCACCTCATTTATGTCATAATATAATCAGATTGTGAATTATATTCAAAAATATACTGTCTCGCTTTTTCCTAACGGAAATTTTCTATAATAGCATTCCCCTCTTTTCTCTAATCTTTGGATTCTTTTCATAAGCTTTTTAGCTTCTTCTAGTTGACACTCTTCACAATCTTGAATAAAGCAATTTTTACTATCAACTTTAAATTCAACTCTATATCTATTCATTTATTCACCCTTTAATTTTAATTTCACTTGTATATTCATCTGAGCGTAAATCTTCTGAAACTTCTTTTATAATTCCATTGTTATTTGCACTATCTAACAACCTTTATGCCCCTTTCTTCTAGTATTTCTATTAAATTACGTATTCTTAAGCTCCGTTCTTAACCATGTTAATAAACTTCTTAACGTTTCTATTTCTAGTCTTAAATTATCCATAGCACTAATAGCTGTGTAATATGAACTCTCTGCTAAATCTCTTTTTAGTCTTAATTCTGCCACTTTGTCATTACCTTTTGATAAATCATTTATCATATTGCTTGGATACTTATCTATATTTCTTAATTTAAGCATTTCTTTTCTTAATGCTATTTTATAGTCATGCTCTGCCTTTGCTTTCTTTACTCCTAGAGTTTTTAACTCTATGTTCCCTTTTGTTAACGCTTGCTGACATGTAGATATTTTCTGCATTATCTCTATTGGTGTCATATTGTCCTCCTTATTTACTTGTATAATTTAAAATTACCACTACTTAGACATTTCAAAAACATGCTTGTACTCTTTTGTAAAGTTCTCTAACTGCTCTATATTTTCAAAGAACATTGTTAGTCCTTTATTTTGTAACTCCACTCCTTTTTCACAAACTTTATATTTCCCATTTTCTCCTTCTACTGTCATAGATAATATTTTTAATTTATTTCCCATAGATTTGTCCTCCTTATTTTTTTTAACTTCTGCTGCTAATTTACCACTTGAATTATATTTTCTGTCCCACTCTTTTAGCTTTTCTTTCTTGTTTTTTACTTCCTTTGGTTCTTCCTCTATGATGTCTAATATTTCCTCTACTGCATCATCTATTTCATTTTTTTCTTTGATTTCAGCCTCGGTTATTTTCCATCTACTAACGTAAGTAGATATAGTGCTATAAGTAGCTCCTAAATGATTTGCTATTTTATTTTTACCATCAGTGTCTAATCCATATTTCTTCGCAAGTTCCACTATTTTTTCTCTTGTGATTCTAGTTTCTTTTTCCTCCTTTACTTTTGCATATGCATTTAAAATCATGCTTTTACTTAATTTAGGAAACTTAAATACTAAATCATCTAAGGCTTGTTTTTTAGTTACCCCTTTCTCTAGTAATTCCTCTATATAGTTTTTTACTTCCTTTTCTACCTTGGACATGTTAACATTCTTCCTTTCTAATTCGTTTGATTTTTCAGTATCCTCTTGAAACAGTTCAGTTATTCTTAACTGAATCTTTTTTATTTCATTACAATTCCAATCCTTCTCCATTAGCGCAGCGCTCATACATCTGTCTGCTAAATTAACTAATTGATTAATTTTCATATGTGCAATTTCTTTAGCTTTATCCATTGCTGCAATGTTAATTAATTTAGTTTGTTGTGGTGTTAGCTTGTTTACCATTTTCATATTCTTTTTTAATTCTCTTGCTTTTCTTCTTTTATCTGCTCTGTTCACTTTTTCCCACCTCTGGATATTCTAAGTATTCGCCACAATAAGGACAAGGAGTCATGTTATAAGTTGGATATTTACCACACCTAGGACATTTAGGTATTAAACAGGTGTATGCTATGTCGTCAAGTCCTAAAACAGTGTCCTCTTCATATTCCACTTTCATTTTTAAACCTCCAATAATTCAAGTTCTACTCTAGCTTCTTCTCCATACCATTTACTTACACTACAATCTACAATCTGTTTATCATCATCATAGGCAATTGAATTTAAGCTATCTAAGATTATCTTAACTATATTATCTATATCTGGTTTTTTAGTTGGCCTTAGTTGCCCTTCTAGCATTTGTTCGGTTTTCTTTTTACTTGTGCTCTTGGGTATAGACATATATACCTTAATTTTCGCTTTTAAAGCACCTTCTAGCTTGATTCGTTCTTTAGATATGCAATAACATTGTTTAACCCAGTTTTCGTACTGTACAGTCTTCTTAGGTGTATATGCTATTCCTGTTTTAGTACTCATTCGTGGCCTTTGTTTTCCCATTGGTTCTCCTGGAATAATTATTTTCACATTTGTCCCCTCCTTTTAAAGCCTTTATAGTTTTTCTTGTAAACCCTATCTACGTTTGCTGATGTATGTGCCAAAAAGTCCTGTTCTGCTTTTTGGCTTTTCTCTTTTTTCTTTCTTGCAATAATTCATACGTTATTAAAGCTTTTTGCCTATTTGTCACTCATATCACTCCTCAATACAATTTTCCGCCCATACAAGCCCGTATAATATCTTCTTTTTTATATCTATCTATGTGCTTGTCTATTATTTTTACCAATCTTTTAACTGATACGTTACTTATATTCAATATTTCTTTTATCCCTTCTTCTGTGTAATCTTTATTAGTAAACTTTTCAAACAACATATTTTGAAAAATTAATTTATACTTGACGTCTATTTGTCTGTTTTTATGTGGGCTATTGTTACCTGTATGGTGTTCTTTGCATAAATAGATGTAATTATACTTGCAATGTTCTAAAGCTTTCTGTTGGCTTTTAAACACAATATGATGGCACTCTGAATTAGGTTTCCCACATACTGTACATTCCTTCATTTACTATCCTTTCTTATTTGTCATTTGATTTTCATATGAGAATACAGATATACGACTGTACTCCCATATGAAGTTATTTATTATTAAGCTATTATTTTAATATTTTTCATTTCTTTTAACTCTTCCTGTAAATATTCTTTTATATTCTTAATTGCTTGATTTCTCCAAGCTCCTCCATCAGCTTCAAAAATAGCCGCCATAGGTCCTTGTTGCATTCTGAATATAAACTTACTTGTCGGCTGTTGTACCTCTGGGAATGTTCTATATGGTGCTAATGCTACTGGATTAGGTACTACTGCTTGTCCTACGCTTGCTACACCGGTTTTTATTGTCACCGCTTGAGATACTCCATCATCACCTGTGCTTTTTACTGCTTCATCTTTTACAAGACCTGTGTATTTTAATAGTACATCCTTATCTCCAATATCTACAAAACTACTTTGAAGCATAATATTAAATTGCTCTGTACTTAAAAATCTATTGTATACAATGTTATTAGGTAATATTGCTTCTGCTTGAATGTATTCTTCTCTTTCCCTATCTGTATTTAAGGGACTATAGAGTCTTACTTGAACATGGGACTTAACTTGAACTAATAGTTGCTCTGGTAATCTATCAAGATTTGATTTAATGTAATCTACAAATCCAGTAAGTGTTGATACTGTTAAAGTTGATGCTTTTGGTAATTTTACTCTACTTAAATTTACAGTTGTGAATAATCCTTGCTCAGTGTCAATTAATACCTCTTTTTCTTCTCCTAAACCTACTAAATATTCTAATCCTTCTTTATTAATCATTTTTCATTCCTCCAATTTTATTTTTATTATTTTACTAATTTGATACCTTTAAGATCTACTTCTTTTTCTTCTGCAGTAGTTAATACTTCTCCAGTTTCTTCATCAACTCTTAGAACACTTTGTCCTGGTACTTGCTTCTTATACTCACTTGCAAGTATTCCACCTTTCCCGTCTGTTCCTATAACAATTTTAGCTGCCAATGGTTTTGTTGGTGCTAATTTAGGTTTGGCAACTATCGATACCTCTGCCAATTCTCTATCTTCTCCACTAGCAAATGTCATATCTACAGTTAATTTTCTTTTAGTTTTCCATTCTGTATTAGGGTCAGCAATGTTTTCTAGCACCTCCTTTAATGCCATATTGATTTTTTCTGCCAATGCTCCATCAGCAAAGGTTTCTAGATTAATCATCTTTTCCATAACATTGTTCCTCCTTCTGTATTAGCGTTTTATTATACTCACACACTGTAAGTATAAATATATCCATAGTTAGCCTATACCTACAGTATTTAGTTATCTAACTTTCTTCTTTCCTTTGTCCTATTTTGCTATACAAATCTGCTATAATTACTCCTGTTCTAGTTAAATCAGCATCATTTTGTATTAACTTATTCTTATTTAGTATCAATAACTGTTGTCTTGACACCAAAATTAAATTATCTATATCAAAATTCTGTGAGTTTTTATCACCAAAGATAACTGCATATCCTTTCGGAACTGGTCCATTATATTTTTCCCAAATTACCTGTTGCTTTAACCTCCATTTATTAGGCTCTTCTACTTTAATTTCTGTATATCCATCTACTGTTATTCTTTCACTTCCTACCGCTCTATGATTTATTGGAGTGCTACCTTTCTTAAACCATGTTTTTTCACATCCTTTGGCATATACACCTTTTATTCCTTTATTAGCTGGCACATTTCCCTTCTTAAATTGTCCTGTAAATCCAGTATTTAATTTATATCTACTTATTGCACCTTTTATTTGGCCTAAAGTAAGATTTAAATCAAATTTTTTATTTATAAAATTCTGGATTTCCTTATAATGATGTCCTGGTGTTATTTGCTTAAGATATTCTTTTTCTTCTTTACTCCATATATGAAGAACTTTGTTTTTACTTCCGGTTGTTCTCCCTGCCATATCTATTACCCCTCCAACATTTTAGGCAACTTAGCATCTGCATCTAGCCTATTATCCATAACCTTTTTAGCATCCAACACTAATGAACCATTACTTATTATCTTAGATGCAACTTCATTTACTGCTTTGGCTCTATTTATCTCTTCTACAAGTGCTTCACCTTTTAACTCTTCATCACTTAATCTCTCCAGCTGAGCAAATAGATGGTTATTTAAATCACCAAGTGTATTTCTCATTTAAAATACTCCCTTCTAATTCCAGTTAAATACTTGAAATATTATCATCTTTTTACTTTTCCAACCTCTTTTTCTTAACTTCTTCAAGTGCTTACATATAATCTGCTTTAGACTATATTTTTCTTCCTCTAAGGTATCTAACATACCTATGGCCACCTGTATAACATCTAAAACTTCCTCTGCTATATGTTCTTTATCTCCCTCTTGTATTGCTTCTAATACTTCTTTTGTTTCCTCTACAAGTTTGTCTGCTTGTTTTCCCTATGTATCTTTTTTATTTAATATCACTAAATGCACTACTTTTTCAACTCCTTTAAACAACTCTTACAAACATTTTTCCCTTTAAAGTTTATAACCTCACTTGCCTCACTGCAGAAAATACAAGCTGGCTCGAACTTCTTTAAAACAATTGTTTCTCCTTCTGTGTAAATTTCTAGTCCGTCACCTTCTTCTAAACTTAAAGTTCTTCTTAGTTCCTTAGGAAAGACTATCCTTCCTAATTGGTCCATTCTTCTCACAACTCCAGTTGATTTCATAATTTATTCCTCCTACTTATAATTTTTTCTTTTTTAACTACTTCTTTAAGATAACCTTGCCAGTTACCACCCTTAAAATAAATTTTAAGCACCTCGTTAATAACATCTTTATTCCCCATTTCAATCCCTTTCTGGCATTTGGAACACAAATTCCTTTGTTGTCCTTTTTTTATTATTTATGCTATCAAAGCTAGTCCCCTTCATTATCCTGTCTTGTATCATATCCAACACTTCTACAGCTCTTTTTTCGTTTGGATATTCTCCAAGTATTACGGTTGTACTCCCATTTAAGCTAGCACCTATTTGATTTGTACTTCTTACTACACAATTAAATTGCCCTAAAATTAATTTATCTTGACTTCTAATCCACATATTATGCTCCCTTCTATTTTCTTAAATCTGATATTTTAATTCCCCTTAAAGACATATTCCAAAATTCTTGAGTAATGTGTTCCTTTAGCTTTTCTCTAATTTCTTTTAAATCTAGGCTGTTCTCTAAGTCTTCTATTCTTCTGTTTAGCTTGTCTACTTCCTTTGCTACATATACACTAGCACTTAGTACTACAGTTATATTAGCTATAAGTAATGTGCCTATTAAAATTTGCATAATTTATTCCTCCTCTAATATCCTAAAAGTTTCTTTTCTAAATCATCGAAGTCATATTCTCGTTGTCCGCCATAGCTATTAAATCCATCTATCTTGGCACCATTTTTATTCCGTTCCTTATTATTTCTTCTCTTAAACTCTTTATCTAATGTTTTAACTTCTTCTACAGTTTTTATGTTATTTTCTAGCCAGCTATGTAAGATAGTTTTAACATAATTTATAGTTCTTACCCCGTTCTCAACTGCCTTTTCTAAAGCTAGTATTATTACTTCTTCATTTAGTCCATCTTTTTCAAAACTATTTAAAGTTTCTAGTTCAAATTTAGTTATGAGATGAAAATTATTATTAAAAAATTCAACATAACTTTTTTTAACATTATCATTACTATTATTGTTTTCTTTACTTTTCTTTACTTTACTTTCCTTTACTTTACTTTGGGGATTAATGTTGTCATTTATTCCGTTAATGTATACAATAATCAAGTTTTTGTATACATTAACTGTGTCTTGGTTTAAAAGTAAGTATTCTTTATACATTTTTACCTTTTGCCTACGACCTACTGCTTCTAAATATCTTCTCTGCACACCCTCGGAAGTAAGAATTTTGTACGTTTTTAGCATATCACCATTAAATAATCCCCACTTTGCACAATCATTAATGATTACATTAACTCGATTAATGTCAACATTAACCCTCTTTGAGAAGAGTAATTGTTCCTTTTCAGTCCACTCATAGAAGTAACTGTTCTTATAAATCTTCATTAACAGTTTAACTACTATGGCAAAACCAACTATGCCATGTTGTGCTTCTATAAGTGCTACTTTATCATCTTGGTCCATGTCTACATCAAGTGGAAAATAATCTAGTCCGTTCTTTTGTGGTCTTGCCAATTAATCTCCCTCCTAAATATCCTCTTTGTACTCCTCTATAATTAAATTAAGTAATTTATCTTTATTTTTTTGATTTATTAATGCTATTTGAATTTTTGCCATTATCTCCTGGATAATTTCATCTTTGGTTCTAAGCAGTTCTTCTTGCTTTTCTAATTTCTCTACAAAATCAGAAGAAAATGTGTGTAGTTCTTTTGATAACATATTACCCCTCCTTAGCCTTTAATTTCTCATATCCGTTGCAAACTGTATCATATTCACTTTTGGTTAATTGCTTTATCTCTTTGTTGAATTTAATTTTTACTTGGTCTTTTACTTTATCTCTACTAATTCCAGCACTGTAGGCTATAGCATATAATCTTTTTATCTGCGCTTCACTTAACTCTATACTTGTAGTTTTTTTATTTGAGTTAGGTTTATTTTTAGTTTTCTCACCATTGTTTGTTGTGTCACTATCTTTATTATCATCAATGGCAAACAAACCATTTAAAGCGTATTTTCTTGCGTAGGAACTAACACTTCCAGTAACTTGTGCTAGATCCATACCTTTTTTAGTTTCATCTTCTCTAGCTAGTGCACTTGTTTGTATCTTTTCTCCTTTTTCTATGTCTATAAAAGTAGCTGTGGCTTTTATATAAAATCTATTATTTATTTCTATAACCTCGTCTGTTATAGAAACTATCGCCTTATTTTCTTTCAAAAGAGGTTTTAGGCTTTCCAATATATCTTCACAACTCCTATAATTGTACTTTCCAAAAGAATTATATTGGCTTTTAGGTGCTTTCAAACTTGTCTGCACGTTCATAAGTTTTTCATATACATTCATACTTTTATTCCACCTTTATGGTTATTTTCTCTTCCTCTGTTATCTCTATTCCGGGAATTATTTCTCCTGTATTTGTGTCTATACCATCTTTAAATGTCTTTTTTATTGTAGACTTGTCCAGTTCTTCCTTAAGTCTTATAAGGTCGTCATATCCGTTTTTAGCCGCCCACTCTATTACTTCTTTGTCGTTGTAACTCCATTTCTTAGACTTTCTACTGCTTATCTTTCCGTAAGGTGTATTTACCTTTGCTTTTGGATTTTCTTCTTTTAGTTTTCTGTAATATTCAGTCAATATAGTTTCAAAATAAACTATATTACTTTCTGCAAGTTCATTTTCTTTTCTTTCCCATGCATTTATTCTTTCTTTTTCTTGTTCTGCAAGGGCTTTATTTTCTCTAACCTGTTCTTGCAATGCTCTTATCTTCCTAAAGCACCAATTAGCACTATCTAAACTGTCAACTTTAAAACCTTGTACCTCTTGTAATTCATCTATTTCATTTTTTAATAATTTATTTATCACTTTACATTCCCTCCATTTTCTTATAAAATCTATTTAGTATCTTTAAAAATATTTTTCATTTGAGCTGTTGGCGCAGCTCTTTTTCTTTTTCTAATTTTAGATACAATTTTTTAAGTTGTTCTAAGGTTAAATCTTCCAAGTCGAATACTGCTTGTCCAGTTTCTACATTATAGATTTTGCTACCATCTAAATTATATTTATTAGGAAAATTAAAGTTGGTATTAAAAGTGCTAATTCCCATCCTTCCGCCTCCTCTCTAGCTACTTTTCTTACGCTAAACATTACTAAAACTGTTACTGCAACTAGACTATATATACTTAGCACAAACCTGCCTGTTGCGGTCACATTATCACCTCCTATATCTTTTACTGCTTGTCCCCTTTGTGGTAAAATCTTCTTAAGAAAGGGATGTGGAATAATGTCAACTATTTATGATGTCTTAAAAATACAGAAAAATATTGCTAGTCAATTTTCTAAACTAAAAATACCCGATTCTGTATTCAATAATGCTACGTTACAAAATCTTGCTAAAGTACAATCACAATTTAATATGTGCTATGGGTTAGGTAGAAATTTTGCTGAACTTTTAGCTAAGCACCAAGAAACTTTAAATAGTTTCTCCCAACAATTTTCTAATAGCACTTTTTCTGAAACACTTACTACTACTTTTTCACAAAACATGAATCGTATTTTCAATCAACTTCCTAACATATATAAAAGGCTTGATTTAGACCTAAATATACCTGAAATTAATACTAATGAATTAATAGAATCAATAAATGATCTCTCCCATCACATACAATATGTTATTGATGAACCTACCGATATAGATTTATCATATACTGCGGTTATGCCAGCTGATGTAGAATCAAGTAAAACATTTGATTGGAAATTTTTAATTATGTTTATAATAAGCTTGCTTAGTCTCTTTATCCAAATATCAAATACAATTGATGCAAATAATCAATCAAAGGAAAATGCTGAAATTCAGGCTAAAAATATTGAAACCCAAACTAAAATTGTTAATATACTTGAACAAATAAATGATTGCTTAAATGATATAGAAAAGACTCCTTAATATTATTCAGATATATAAGTTTCTATTTCTAAAAGTATTTTTTCACCTTTCTGTAAAAATACTTTTTCTTTTTTTATTAATTGATTGTAATGATATATGCTGATACCATTAACAATCGAAGTAATTATTGTTATTGTAACTAGTGCAGCTGTGAGCTTTTTTACTTTTTTAAGCTTATTCTGCACTAGTTGTGTTATAAATTCTTTTTCCATGATTCTCACCTCCTATGCAATCTTATATTTAATAGCTGTTTCTTTAACTATAGCTGTGTAAATCTCTATAAGTTTCTTATCATCTGCAATTACATCCAGAAAGTTAAGTTCACCAATCTTACTCTTAGCAGTTCCATTCAGAGCCAATCTAGCCCTCATGTTCTCTAACCTTCTTTTTAAATCTACTCTAGCTCTTTCATTTAAAGCCTTATATACTTGCTCTTTTGGCTTAGAGTAATCTTTGGCTTTAAAACATATTTTAGTCATTAATCTATTAGTTTCATTCCTCCAACTTTGTGATGGTCTTATCTCTACTACATCCCTTATAGCTTGTACCTCTTCTTTAGTTTCTTGCACTGCTACATTTAATTTCTTTTGTTCCAGTTCTGTAGTTGCTATTGCTTTAAATAAACTATTAAACATTTGCAATTCTGGACTAAGCTGATTTACTTCTACCTTTTTCTCCTTAACTCTAAAGTAATTTTCCTCTAAGTTGTCGAACTGCTCCCATGCTTTATCAGTATCTAATATTTTGCAATGTCTATTTGCTCCTCTTTCTGTCCAGAGATATAAACTTGAAGCCCTTTTCCCAACTAGGTCAATATCATTGACTTGGTTCTTGAATCCCCTTAATTCCTCGCCTTGTAAAAAATAATAATGTTTACCTTTTATGAAATTGCCTTTGTGATTTTAAAAATTAGCTTGAATATTATTTATATCAGTTTCATATATTTCAGCTAGTTGCTCTGTTGTTAAAACTCTTTTTCCGCCTATTTCTGTTATAGGTTGTCCATTTTCTATGTTTAAAATTACTTTATCCATGCTTTTACCTCCTAATAATTTTTTATATTCTCCACCTACATAATCCCCTTAAATTTATTTATAAAATATACCTGACCTTTACCAGTTATCTTAGGCGTCTTAGATATACTTATATGTCCATCTGAATGTGTTATTGAAGTTTCTTTAACCTCAAATAATTTAAGTTCCATAGATTTTTGCGTAGGCATATTGTAGTCCATACCCTTTCTCTTTATTAAATAGCCTTTATTTCTTAGCCATATGAATAATCTTTTAGCACCCATGTCTATGCCATTTTGTTTTATAATCTTTGCTAAATCTCCAACTAAGATTGAAGTTTTAGATGCTTGTACACTATCTGCAAAAATAACTTTTGGCTTCTGTTCTTCTAGTTGTTTCTTTTGCTGTGTATTTTGTTGCTGTAATAGTTTCTTTTCTTCTTTCTCCTTCTTAAGTTCTGTAGCTACTTGTATTAACAAGTCTGGATTGTCTAGTAATTCATCCTTGGCATACATACCGTGCTTTCTTATAGATGGAAGCACTTCATCAGTTACCCAATTGGTAAATTTCTCCGCACTAGGCTTGTTGCTTCTAAATATTAACTTATAAACTCCACTTTCCGTAAGGAAGTTTTCGCCTGCATTATTCAATTTTCGGATGTTACTTTCTTTCACATCTAAATTTTTTAATTTAATAACTTGCTTGTTGCTCATATTTGATACTGCTTTTCTAACTGCGCTTTCAGTTAGTCCTAAACATTCCCCAACATTATATGGGTTAAATAATGCTTGTCCTTTAAATTCCAAAACTTCAACTTGTTTATCTTCAAACCTCATAATATTGTTCATTATCTCCCCACCTTCAAATAGATATTTTTTCTTTACTTACTTTATCTAGCCATTCATCTAAAAGTTCTTTATTAACCAAAAACTTCTTACCTACTTTAAAAGCAGGGAAATCATTTTTAGCATGTGCTAACTGCAATAACTTATCCCTTCCTATTCCACTATACTTGCAACATTCCTCTATGGTTAGAGTAGCTTTTTCAACAGCTTTAGCTTCTTCAATAGCTTCCTTTATTATTTCTTTTAATTGCTTATTGCTTAAAGATTTAGTTACTTCCATTATCTTTGCTTTCATCAATATCCCTCCTATTTTTAACATTGCATATAACAGCTTCCCCTAGTTCTTGTTCACTGCATTTATAAACAAATAACATTTTTGATAAAATTTTATTTGTAGGAACTCTCCCTTTGTTTTCATAGCGACATACAGATTGATAATTAATACCTAGTTTTTCAGCTGCTTGTCTAATGCTTAAATTCTGTCTTTTCCTTAATGCTTTAAAATTCATTTTTCTTGCCTCCCTTCGCTTTAAATTCTATCCCCATTTTGGAGACAACGCAAATCTGTCTAGCTATGATTTACGGCGAATAAATGAGAATATTTAAGTAAATCTTTGTTTTTCTCCATTCGTCTCCATTTTGGAGATAAGATTAAGTTTGCTTATAGTCTCCAAAATGGATATAATATAATTATGCTAAACGGAAGGAGGGTTGACTATGGAGCAACATGAAATACTACTAAAGTTAAGAACTGATTCAAATCTTACTTTAGATGAATTAGCTAAAAAAACAGGCATAAGCAAAAATATGCTTTGGCATTTAGAAAAAGGTAATAGAACCGGGACTATAGACACGTTAAAAAAATTGTCCCAGTTCTATGGAGTTTCTCTAGATTATATTACAAACAACTCAAATAGAATGTTTTTAGTAGATGATTTTATTAAAAAATTGGTTGATGATAAGGTTATAAATGATGCTAATAATATTCCTGAGGAAGTAGAAGAAGAAATTCTAAATCTAATAAAATTAAAAATTAAAAAGCTTACTTAAAAAGCAAAGCATACATTCTGATAAAAGAATGTATGCTAAAACAATAATGAAGGTGATTGGAATGGCACGCAAGATAAATTATAAAAAAAATGGTAAAGAGTATTTTCGAGTTACTGTTTCAATTGGAAGAGATAGTAATGGTAAACTTATACGAAAAGAATTTTATGGCAAATCAAAAAAAGAAGCTGAAAATAAAAGAGACGAATATTTATCTGGAATAAAGAATGGCTTAAATATTGACTTTAGTAATTGCGAATTTGGCAAAACATTTTTTAATTGGCTTTTTGAAGTGATGAAAGTAAAAGTTAAACCTTCTTCTTTCCAAAAATATGAAGGCATCTATAGAAATTATCTAAAAGACACCCAAATATATGGAATAAAATTAAAAGAATTGAAAACTCTACAATTGCAAAGACACTATAACAACCTATTTAAAAATGGCAAGAGTAGTAATTCTATAAAAACTTTAAATAAGCTATTAAAAACATTTTTTAATTATACAATTGATGAAGGTTATATTCTAAAAAACCCATGTTTAAAAATAGCTATCCCTGGAGCAAATGAACTTAAACAAAAACATAAAGAGATAGAAATTTTTACAGATGGAGAAATATATAAACTAAGAACAGAAACAAGGGATAGCAGACTACATGCTTTAATTTTAATGGCACTTGGCACAGGGCTAAGACAAGGCGAACTCTTAGCGTTAACCTGGGATGATATAGATATGGGAAACAAAGAGGTTACAGTAAACAAAAGCATCAAACGTGTAAAAATTATAAATGCCGACGGAACATATGAATATAAATTTTTAGTTCAGACTCCAAAAACTAAAAATTCTATAAGAAATGTACCTATCCCATCTAGCTTGACACCTGTATTAAAGAGTCATGCAAGAAAACAGCTCCTTGAAAAAGTAAAAGCTGGTCCTGCTTATAATGAAAATAATCTTGTATTTCCCAATATATTTGGTAATCCAACAAGTGTAAAAAACTTATTTAAAAGTTATAAAAGTTTATTAAAAAAAGTAGAAATTAAACATAAAAAATTTCATTCTCTTAGACACACTTATGCCACAAAATTATTTGAGAAAGGTGTTTCACTTAAGACAGTACAAATTTTATTAGGACATTCAGATATATCTATAACAGCAGATATATATACTCATGTAATGCCTAAAGAAAAAATAAATGCTGTTGAGAAATTAAATGATTTGTTTGGATAA